TCGGTGCGGAGCATGTAGTCGCTCATGTGGTGAGGCTCTGGAGGGTGGCGTTAGGAAGATTGGTAGGCCAGTATTTGAATGAGCGCATCCACATCGACCCCAGATCAGTAGCCGCAACGTCGTTGTTGACGTTGACGCTCCATCGCGCCGCAGTTGCGAGAGTGAATGCGGATGCCGTGGTCGTTTGTGGTGACCCCCCGCCGATGACATAGACGAGCGCGGATGCGGCCGTATCTAGCGACGTGGCAAACTTCACCAACCCGCCGTTTCCGCTGTTGTATTGATAGTTCGACGTGGTGATAACTGTCGAACCGCCGCTGTTGAACACGTTCCCGAGCAATCGCGTTCCAAGACTTGCGTCGCGGTTATGTCGCAACCACCACCAGCATCTACCACCACCACTGGTATCGAACGATCCATACGGAGGGAAGTTTCCAGTTGCTTTCTCTCGCACCTCAACGTGGGCAAACGCTGTTCCGCTCGTTTGGCTAAACGCAATGGATGACAAGTTTGTGAGCGTGAGTTCGTCACGATTCCTCGTCCCCTGACTCGCGCCCGTGGGGATGTACGAGGAGGCACCGGAGCCCTGCTCCAGCATCGCGCCCCAGATCAGCAAACTGCGATCAAGTTCAAATGATGCGGTTTGCGCGTACAGCATTACGCTTGCCGATGTAGCACCAATGTTTCCGGTTGTAGTGACTTGAACTTTGGTCCACTCTGTGAGCGATAGGCCGGATACGGTGCATAGCCCCGTACCGGACACGCTTCCCGGTCCAGAGATTTTTGAAATTGAAACAGTCTGGAATGCTGTCGTAAAGATCCCGACTTGTATTTGGGTGGTCGTAACGGAGTTGAATACAGATGCGCGAACCCAAAACGAGAACGTATATGGCGAAGTCGATACCGTTGTCACGGTCTGGGAAAGCGGACCACTTCCAGAAGTTTCTCGGAATTGGAACGATGACGATCCGCCAGCGGGATTCGTTTCCGTGACGGTTGCGCCGCTATTGCCGTTGTATGTCCAGTTCGTTGTTCCGCCGCTCGTTGCAAACGACTCGCTCCAGCAAAGCAGGTTCACCGCCTGCCCCTCAATCAGCAGCCCTCGCGGTGCCAGCGTGGCCGGGTCGTAGTCGAAGCGGGCGACGTTGTTGCTCATCGTCTCCACGAAGCCGCTGGAGTTGATCCGCGTGCCGGTGCTGCCCCGCGTGAACGTCAGGCGCGGGTCGAGGACGCCCGTGGTGAAGTCCAGCGTGAGCGTGGAGCCGTCGCCGACGGAGGTGAGCGTCGCCAGCTGCTCGATCAACGAGCGTGATCCCGAGCGCCGGAGCCGGCCGAGTGCGCTTCTCATGTCAGAGGACGTTCCAGAGGCAGCCCATGTTCCCGCTCGCCGCGAAGCAGGTCACCTGGATCAGCTGCGAGCCGAGCGTGTCAACCACGACCGACAGCGGCGGGTTCGTCCCCGTGTTGCCGAGCGCGTACAGGTTCGGGGCCGGAGTGCCCGTCGTGACCGAGCCGCCCGCGAACGGGTACCAGGCCGTCGATGCGATGGTGTTCGAGACGGTCGTACCGCTCGTCCTCGTCAGCGCGATGTCCGCGAGCACGGTCGGCACCCAGTCCTCGGTGCTGCCGTCGAGGTACATCGACCACCCGACCACGCGGATGCCGCCGGCAGTGATCGTGCTGACGCTCGTGAAGGGCATGACGCGCACGAGAGTCGGCGACTCCAGGCTGCCCTCGTAGAGCACGTTCTGCGTCGGCTTGGTGCCGAGCGTGCCGTAGGCGCTGAACGCGGTGCCGTCGCGGGTCAGGGATGCCCACTGCCACCGGGGCTGGTGCGTCGAGATGAACGCGCCGACGGCGCTGCCGGTGACCTGCGTGGTCAGGGCCGCCGCGCCCTTCGTGACGATGTCTGGCTGGATGAGCATTACTTGAAGTCCTTGTCGAGCCTGGCCTCGATCCGGTCGAGGCGCTGTGCGTGATGTCCCATCGTGGTGTCGATCCGCTCCATCATCCGGATGAGCCCGGTGAAGAGCGTGAACACGACGATCAGGACGGATGCGACCAGGCCGATCAGGCCCAGCCAGTCGCGGAACGAAAGCGAGACGATGCGGCCGTCTTCCATGGTCATGTCTTTGTTCCCGATGCCGCCGCCGGCGAGGGGGACGGGCCATGGGCCCGCCCCCCGTCGTTCCGGCAGGGTTGTTGCGAATCAGTACACCTGGATGACGCCGGCCGACCACGGGCAGATGATCCCGAGTCCGGCCATCATCTGGGCCTTCATGAACTGCGTGTTGCGCCGTTCGTCGGCCTCGAGGTACGACCGCAGGCCGCTCGCCTGCACCATGCCGATCGCGGGCGAGCCCGTGTCGGCGCCGCAGAGGGCGACCGCCACCGGGCGACCGCCGGCCTGCGTGGAGCCGTCGAAGAGACCCTGGTACTTGCCGCCGGTCGTTCCCGAGCCGGAGGTGTACGCCACCGCCGCGTCCTCGCCCGTCAGGCTGTTGGCCGTCAGGTCCGCGGAGGGGAGGTGGTTGGTCACGATCACCTTGAAGCCCTCGAGCACGCCGATGACGCGGTTGTTCACGTCGTTCGTCTGCGCCGAGAGGTTCGAGTCGAACGTGCTGGGCATCGTCGGCACGCTGGTCAGGTTGGTGCCGTCGAAGTTGGCCTCGAAACGGAGCACGCTCTTCATGTAGGGCGTGATGAACAGGTAGCGGCTGCCCTCCGGCACGGCCTTCTCGTCCATCGCCTGGGCGAGGGAGTTGACGTCCGTGCGGAACTGGAACGCGCCGCGGGGGGACACCGGGTATCCGTCCGCGTTCGTCAGCAGGGTGCTGCCGGAGCCGGCCGAGTTGCGCTCGACCTTGTAGCCGCCGCCGTGCAGGCCGGTGACCGCCGCGGTACGCGCCGCCTTGACGGCGAGGATCGCGATCTTCTTGTCGAGCACCTTGGCGATGCCGCGTCCCAGCTTGGTGGCGAACGGGGCCAGCACGTCGAAGTGCGAGAGCTCCATGTCGCGGAACGGCACGTCGAGGGCGTTGACGAGGATCTCGTCCACGACCACGTCGGCCGAGCTGGTCTTGATGCGGGGGGCGGTGACGGTGTTGTTCAGCACGACGCCGGGCGTGTGGTACGCCGGGGCCGGGTCGTCGCCGAGGATCGGCCACTGCGCGCTGTTGGCGCCCTCGATCTGCTTGACCGAGATGAACTGGCCGGTGCGGTCGTAGAACATCGTCGACTGCTGGAATGCCTCGAGCACCATGCCCGAGAAGATCTTGAGCGCCATGTCGTCGCTGGAAGCGTGCGCGGAGCCGTTCCAGGACTGGAGCACGCGCTCGTAGTTCACGTTGCTCATTTGATGAGTCCTTCGTATCGAATGCGGGGTGGAATCAGGACGTGACCTGCGGGTGTCCGCGCCGATGCCGGGCCCATCGCTGGGGTATCCGGCCGCTCACGGGCCGCCATGTCGAAAAGTCCGGCCACGCTTTCGCATGGACGGACCGCACAGAGAGGATGTTCAAAATCCACCGCCGGGCGAACCCGGACGGTGGACGCAGGAGGATCAGGTGGCCGAGGCCCGGCGGCGCGTGGGCGCTGCCTGTGCCGCGGCGGGTTCCTCCTGCGCCGGTGCGGGCTCCGACTCCCGCGACTTCAGCTGCTCGACGAGCTGCCGGAGCCTCGCGTTCTCGTCCGAGAGCGTCATGGCCTCGGCGGCCATCTCGGCGGTCGTCTTCGGCCGAGCGGAGATCGTGTTGAGCGCCACGTCCAGCGCCATCGAGTACGACTCGGGGTGGTAGCCCGTGTGGTACTGCTGGCCACTGACGGCGTCGACGAGCGTGACGGAGCACTGCCGCACGCTGTCCTTGACGTGCAGCCCGCAGACGTAGGAGGAGTTGAGCTTCTCGAGCCGGGCAGACTGCTCCGGCGTCTCGGTGAATACGCGCGTCATCGGTTGATCCCCTGCAAGACGTGCTGCGGCGTGTTCGCGATGCGACGACGGGTCGCCTCGTCCATGTAGCCCTGGCGGCGCGCCGCTGCGAACGCCGCGACGACCTGGTCGCTGGTGGAGAACCCGGGCGCCTCGGCGACCGGGGCGATCCCGCTGACGAGCGGGCGGGCCTTGCCGGCGCCGACCGCCTGCTGGTGCATGAACATCAGCTCGCGGATCGCCGACACCGCCTGTCCCGGGTCGTTGAGCCGCTTGTTCATCGTCTCGATGTCGGCCTTCGGGAGGCTCGCCGCGGCCCAGTTGAGCACCGTGTCGCGCTGGACGGCGCCGCCGGCGATATCGGTCACCTGCTGCACCACGCGCTCCACCTCGCCCTGCGCGTAGCGGACCCGGGCGGCCTCGCCCTGGACGATCCGCTCCGCGAACGCACGGCCGATGCCTGCCTTCTCGAGCGCCTCGAGCGCCGTCGGCGGGATCCGGCCGTCCGCGAGGTACGCGGTGGTCAGCTCCTCGAGCTTGACGCCGGCCTTCTCGGCGAGCGCCTCCGGGCTGTCGATCCGGCGCTGGCCGATGAGCTTCTGGGCCTCGGCATACGCCTGCTCGAGCGCCTCGGGGCTCTCGAACTTCCCGGCCCACTTCTTCGGCGCGATCTTGGCGATCTCGGCCTCGGTGACGGTCGCCGAGACTCCCTTGGATTCAATCCGCACCGCCGCGGGCGCTTCTGCCGTTGGCGGTGCTTCCTGCTGCACCGGCGCTTCAGCCGGTGGCTGCTGTTCCTGCTGCATTCGGTCCTCCTGCTTGCGGGGCGAGCTCGTTCTGCATGACGGCACCGCCCACGGTGATGAGCTTCTTCTGCGCCTCGGCCTCGAGCTGCTGCTGGAGCGCGGCCTGCGCCTCGGCGGCGAGCTGCTCGTCGGTCTTGACGAGTCCCGGCTCGTAGATGCCGCTCTGCCTGAGCAGCGTGTCGAACAGGACGCCGATGTTGATGCGGCTGGCGGCTTCCGGGCCGAACTGCGCCATGGTCCCGAGGAGCTGGAGGAGCTTCGCCTTGTCGGCCTCGCGGCTCAGGGCGGCGATGCCCGTCTGCGCCTCGATGTCGAAGGCGTTCCGCGGCATGGCCGGGACGAGCTTCTGCCGCTGCATCAGGTAGATCAGGCGCTCGCAGAGCGGGACCTGCTGGGCGTCGGCGATCGGCGCGTAGATGCCGCCGAGCGCGCCCTCGAGCTCGGTCGCGATCCGCTGGATCTGGTACGCCGTGACGCGCTCGGCCTTGGGCTGGGCGTCGGCCTCCATCAGCATGGCGACGGCGAGGTCGCGGCGCTTGTCGGCCGCGGTCTGGTACACGACCTGGAAGTCGCTGCCCTTGTTCACGGAGAGGAACGCGACGTCCTGCACCTGCCCGCCGACCACGCGGCCCTCGATGACCTCGCCGGACGGCTTCGCGAGGTCCGAGGCGCGGATCTGGCTGTTGTAGTCGATGACCGGGACGAACTTCGAGCACATCCCCGCGAAGTCGAGGAGCCGCTCGTGGAGCTCGTTGAGCGTCCGCACGTCGCCGAGGTTCGACTCGATGAACCCGCGGCCGTAGTCCTCGCCGGGCGCCAGCTCGAACGGGGTCGCGAAGAACGCCGGGACGGGGTCCTCGCTCGTGTTCACCACGTTGCCGTTGATCTCCTGCTCGGTCAGCCAGGTGCGCGAGAACGGCTCCCAGCGGGTCCGGGTGTAGAGGTGAACCTCGTCGGGCTCGTATCCGTCGCCCTCGGAGGCAAGGTCGATCGCGGCAGCCGCAAGGACCTCGGGCGACAGGGTTCGCGGGTCGATCTTCTCGCGGACAATGTGGTACTCGACCTCCTGGCTGGAGTCGCGCTTCGTGACGTATTGGTCGCGCCGGAAGACCCGGATCCGGTAGTCGTCCGTCAGCTGCTCGAGCACGTCGCCGGTGACGAGGATCTGCGTCAGCGCGGCACGCTTCTTGGACCGGAACCCGCTGCGGCGGCGGTTGGCGG